GGAACAAAGTATGTCTTTCGTCTCGGTGGTTCGTATAGCAACCCACCGCCACGGCCAGCTTGGTATGTGGCAAGTATTTCCTGCGCTGTCAATGCTCGGCTGTAGAGTCGAATATCGTCGAGTTGGCCGTCAAAAAATAAAGGAGATGAAGCTCCAGTACCAATAGTATTTACAGCCATGCCACCGCTGGATGCCGCTGCAATTGTTGCAGATTCAACTAACAACCCGTTATAATACCAAGCAACTGTTGTTCCAAGTCCAACAGTTGTAATAACTGACCAATCTTGGGTGTTGCGAGAAGAAGCTGTTAAATCAAATGTAAATGTCCCTATTGCGAGCCGCAACGATGTAGCTGCGGTAGTACCAAATAGACGTATATGAGTAACATTATTTGAGCTATGACCAAGAATCATTCCGCCAGTGTTTCTTGCTTTTAGCCAAAAATTGACTGTAAAGCCAGTAAACATTGTAGTGCTAACTAACGGCGTGGTAACGCGATCATTCAACCCATCAAAATCTAGCGCAGGTTTGCCACCACTCGTCACCAAAGCATTGTTGCCGTTGTTCGCAAAGTTTACTAACGTCCCGTGATTTGCAAATCCAGAAACGTCTGGTGATTGTAATTGGCTGTGTGCAAAAGAAGGACACCAGAGAGCTTGTAGCCTATCCGCCATCCATTCATAGCCTCGATCCCAGTATCCTATCATGTTGTGATGGTGTCCCCTGGCATTTCGAGGGCATCTACAGCGAACACCATTGGTTGTCCACTGTTGTTGATTGCTCGAATTTCGTAAACGTCACCACCGGGAATGTATAACTGACGAACATCAGCAAGGCTGGTTACACGATCACCGACGCTGTGGGCAGATCGGAAATTTCGTTCAACTGTGATTGTGTTAGTTGCGATGTTCACGATGCGAGCAAATTCGACTCGGTTTGCATTGGTGTCGTCGGAGTGTAAACAAATCGTATCACCGATTGCAAAACCAGTAGCAGAAGCCAAAATAACAGTACCGTCACCAACAGCCGACGCAGTACCAACCGTTGTTGATTGTGCTGCGGCTGTTTGGCTAACAACATCGAATGTTTGTGCAGGTAAAACTATGCTGTTATCGTCTGTTCTGCGAATAGATACATACGCAGCCCTAGTAAGTGCTGTATTCACACGACGACCCATTCGGACATACAACCATGCACCGACTCTAGTTTTGAGATCCAGAGTGACTAAAGTACCAAGTGATCCAGAAGCAAGGACTATTGGTGATTGGATTGTTGTTACAACTGGTGCTGTCGGTGTTACAGGGATTGCTGCCATTGTAGTCTTGTCCTAACGTACTCTACTTCTAGGGGAGTGATGGTTTGTGTTTGCTCACCAGCAGATAGAATTGGCGATGCTTGCTGTGGAGTAAGTCCGATTCCACCCTGTTCTTCTGGGGTGACAAGAGTTTGACGTATTGGCGGGAGACTAAAATCAGGCCACCCAGTAGCATCGGCTGTTGCTGCCATGAACGGAAGCAACTCTGCAACAAGTTTGTTGTGAGCCGATACTTGACGTAACTTCTCTATGATCGCCATACCAAGTGCTGTATCATGTTGGTATAGCGAAAGCAAACCAGCAAAGGACAACTTTAGTTGCTTTGGAAGCTTTGGAGCTATCTCAGAACACCGAATCGCACACTCATAATCATTACCTGCTTTTGCAAGTGCTGATGCTTGTGCGTCTGACTCGATTAAGGCTTTGAGGTCTTGTGGAGACACTACTACCATCCTTTTGTCAAAGTTTGAATTGCTTCGATCACAGTTTTGAACAAGTAAAGTAGGATATAATAAAGCACCGTTAAAAAACAATCCAAAAGCAGTGACAGCGATACTGCGACAAACAGAATCAAAAAAGCAATCCCAAAAGCGTAAAGTAAACTAATCATTTACTCGATCCTGTTAAATCCAAAAGGAAGTCTACTAGCCAATCCCTGGTCTAGCTTTGCAGGCATTTTCTCTGATGCTTTGGAGAACTTCCTCATGAAGCTCGCGGCTCTGAGTGGTGTGAAGCACCGTCAACCTTTCCAAAGACTCCAAGTACTCTTTTCGCTTGGCGTCAATTTCCGCTTTGAAATCAGCCCAAGCGGCTTGGCGTTCTTGGCGGTGTTCCTTTTGCATGGATGGGATGGTGACAGTCGTGTGCTGATAAACCAACCACACAGCCAGGCCCAGACCACCAAACTGGGTGATTAGTCCCACAATTGTTCCACCCGACGCGGCAATCTCAGTCTGTCCTAGGATCCACCCCGTAAAAGTGATCCCAAGCACTAGGGTTCCTGTAAAGGCTTCGAAAGACATCAAAAAGATCCTCTTGTTTGATTTTTTAGAACTCTACCGTAGGGGCTGGGTCGCCAATGAACCCAGCCCCGTTTTCATCGAAAGCAATCGCTTAAGCAGCCCCTAGGGAGTGAATGAACTCCGTTACCGCTACTTTGGACTTCAAAGACTCGCCACCTTCCAAAGGGGCGGTAGGGTCCTCCTGATCGAAGACGGAAAACAACTTTCCAGTCTTGACCACACGGACTCCAAGCTCCTTAGCCCCCTCAAAGTCTTCGGTGACGTCGGCCCCTTCCTTCGCTTTGGAGTCGTTGGTGGAGGTTTCCGTCTTTTGAGCAGGTCGAGGCTCGCCCTCTTCGTACAGAAGTGGAAGTCGGTTCTCTTCAGGAATCTCCGCATCACCGTCCAAGGGTTCGAAGCGATTGGAGAACATGAGGTCCAGTCGCTTGTAGGACTCGAACTTCGCGCCTGGAAGTAGAATCCGGTTCTCGTCAACATGTCCGCCACCAGGCAAGACCATAAATTTGTAGATAGGCAAAGGCATTGAAAAACACTCCGTAGTAAACAGAAACTAAAAAAGACCCGCCCATCACAGCAACGGGCGGGTCTGATCTGATTGAAGATACTCGAACTAGAGAGCCGCCGAACCGTGAACGATTCCAGTAGTCCCTGCGTAGTCTGTTCGCAGTTGCGGAACTTGAATCGTCATGACTTTGAAGTTAACCTGCAGACCACCTTTGCTCTCCCACTGAACGGTCGAAAAGTCCAAACCGTTGACCATTCGAATCACGTCACTTGTAAGTTGGACCATGATCATCTGGTAGTTGGCAGTTCCCAAGAAATCGCACGTGATGATGTCCGTGATACCGGCGATCTTCTTGATACGGTCGCGCAGGGTATTGTCCCCCTTAGACGCCGAGTAGTCCGTGTCAAGCCACTGATCCCAGTTTGGACTGTTGAGCAAGAGCCACGGGCCGTAATGAGACGCTGCAATGGACTGCTGCCGCATTGCGAGAATCTCACTGACCACGGTCGCTTGATTGGAGCCCGTAGGGGTCGTCATGGACTTGGTCATTCTGCTCGGAAAATTCGTCATCCCGTAAACAGTGCCGCCGCCAAAGGAGTAGGAGGCGAGCATCCCAAGCGCGAGTCGTTCAACTTGTTCAGCCACCCGACGGGCCGCTGCTTCAGCCATCGTGGTGTCCAAAGGAGTCGAACCGTTTCGCGAAGCCATCAACTGCCGAGCGTTGAAAGAGAAGTCGGAGTGAATGATAGGCAACGGAAGAGCGCGCAGATCGAACAAAGGCTGGTCGCTGTTCGAAGACCGGATACCGTCCATGCTGATCGTCGCTTCGCCTGGATCCGACATCGCTTCATACTCGAACACGGTCTTGCTCATCCCATTAGGGATGTTGAAGACAAGACCCGCTTCTCGAAGCTTAGCGACTGCTCCGAGACGTTGCCTAGCTGCCGTAAGAACAGCGGTGTCCAGCATCTTCCAGTCGTAAAAGCGCAAAGAAGTGGGACCGTTCGTGACCAAGACTGGGGTGGGAGTTCCACCTACGTTTTGGGTGATGAACGTGCGACCATCTTCGACGGTGTAGGGACGGAGGGAATTGACATCGAAGTTACTCGCCATCAATCTTGAAGCAACGTCACCATGGGCGCTGCCATTTAAGATAAAATCCATAGTAAAAACCTCTTTCAAAAGTGAATTGTAGCGAGCTACTTCAACGGGACTTGGAATCAAACGAGAAAAGGAGTGGGTGGGGTGACTAGGCGATGCGAACGGGGATCAACGAAGCCACTCCAGAGACCTTGGCCTCCACGGCGTATCCGATGATCTGTTTGGTGGTGCCGACCGTGGCCAATTGGAGTTCACCCAATGACCCAGCGGCATCGAGTGGGGAGCCAATCGCAAGAGTCTGTGACGCTGCTAAGCGCATCAGAACTACGTCACCCCGACGAGGGATCAAGTATTGAGCGAGGTCACCAGCGGTATAGGTGTCACTGATAGTCTTGCCCTGTAAGTTGTCCTCAAGGAGAACAAGGACTTCGCCGGAAGCAGCTGCGACCGCTCCACGAGCGAGACCAGAGGCTCCGTTGATAATCAACTCCCCTGGACGCATTCCGGTGGTCACGATGGTTCCTGCTTCCTGAGGAGCCGAGGAGTCTACTTGCAGTCGAATTGTGCTACGAGGCATATTCTGCTTTCCTTACTTGATGAAATGGTGAACTTAGCTAAAGGGTGGACGAGGCTTGACTACTTCTTCGACCAATCGATGGTCGGAACGGTCAGGACTTCGATTGGAGGTTTGGAAGAGTTGGTGACAGGGGTCTGAGCGGTGAACCCCTGCCCCAAGTAATTTAACGTGGTGGGAGTCGGCTTGCTGGCCTGACTTGCCAACGCTGCCAATGCTTGAAGATCAGCGAAAGCCATGGAGTTCAAGCGCTCGGCTGGAAAGGTGTTCGAGTTGCAAGCGAGAACAATCGCGACCATTTCCTGTTTTTGGGCATTTTGCATTTGCAAACCTGCTGACAAGACATCCCGAAACTCCACTGGAGCCATGGCCAAGTACTCGTCAATCGTGGCAGCCTTCGCAGGCGCTGGTACTGGAACCGGTCCTGGGACCTGAATGGGGGCCGGCGCCGGTGCTGGTGCTGGGTTCTGTGGAGCAGCGGTGGTGCCCATGGACGAAAACGCCACGATCCGATCCTCTGGCAACCCGTCCAAGAAAGTCCGGTCAGTCTCGATGAACTTCCCTTGAGCAATTAACGAATCGATCAACTCTTTTTTCGCCATGGTCTTGTTTCCTTGTGTGGAATTGCTGATGACACTTCCGTCGGTTTTGACGAACGTCCGACTACCTTCTTTCACTAGCTGCGGTGACCCGACAAGGCTCACCACATCATCGACGACTGCGTAATCGACAGCGTAGTAGTTGCCAGCGAAATAATAAACGACAGTCGAAGAATACACGTCGCTGATAAAACTATCAACCGAAACTGATTTTTTAATCAGGTCATTGAGGTCGGCGGTGATCTGACCAAAGCTTCTGTTGATGAGCAACGAATGGGCTTTGGCCAGCAAAACCCTTACTTCGGACTCGGACAACGAAGAGTTGAGTTGAAGGAGTCCGGCACCGTCAGCAATTGAGGCTGCTCCTATCTGATCGGGCAGCACTGCTAGGTGGTCGGGCCGATGGTTCCTAGCGATCCACTCATACTTTTTACCTTTGTGCAAGCCTTGACTGATTTCTTGATCGCAGAACAGACCAGTGCTGACTTCCATCATAGAATTGGTTTGGATCGCTTCGAGGACCCTCTTGTCCACTTCTTCAACCCGAGTCCTGTCGATCCAGGCTTCGGCCCTTAGTTTCGAAGCCTTGGAGTCCCAACGAGTGTTCAGGACAAGACCGATTTTCTGCATGTTCATGACAGTGGGGGAACAGGCAGTGACTCCTTTGCCCGCTATCTCTGGGTGATAGACCACGATTGGTTTGTGGTCCCAAGCAGTGGAGAACTTCTGCCAGTCCTCCCCAAGATAAAGCCCGGGTCCATTGTTCCCAGCCAAGACCCCTTCAACACCCATGACCATCGGACAGACGATATACTCGCGCCCTTCCAATTGAGCATTGCGAGTGTACTTCGATGAAAGGTTTCGAGTGATGTTTTCAAAGGAAGCGCGGAGAGTTGAACTGCTTGCGGTATGATTCAAAACGATTTTGCTGTTTTTTGATGACATGTTCACCTCGATGTAAAAAAACCCGGCTGTGTTTTAGCCACAGCCGGGTCGACCACCTACCCACTTTTGGGAAGTATAGTGAGCTTTCGAAAATAACTCAAATCACATCGGTGGCATTGGTTTCGGCATGTCGATTTCTCCGATGGTTCCTGCATCCAGCATCCCTGCTTTGAACCATCGTTCAACCTCTTCGACTGGGACGTTGTAGACATATCTCCAAGGATCGGGTTCGTTTGGCCTGATCCAAGAATCGTTGGTGATAATGATGTACTGTTTGCCATCACTTCCAACCCGAAGACCGCCGTACCCCATGTTATGGCCCCAAGAAGTCGACCTGTCTTGGGTGTGGATTGAAAACCCGTCCTTGTGAGTCCCGATCTTCTTGATAGCGATGCCAGAGCATTGCAGACCTGGCTTGAACTCCCTACAGTTCTGAAGCAGTTGCTCGATGGAAGTTATGGGAGGAGCCTCAAGCAGACGATGGTCCGCGTATGGCAAGAGGATCTTGTTGAACTCCCAGTTACCAAACCTTCGGTAAAGATGGGGGTTCCCGAAGACTTCAGGGAGATGCTCGTCTTTCGTCATCCCTAAGGTCTTGAGCAGTTCCACTAGTTTGGGAGTGGAGCAGGTGACAAACCCATCCTTGAGCATGGAGTCTGTCATAGGCGATCGGTAAAGACCATCGTCGCGTTCACTCAAGCCCTTCATTCTCGCCCGCTCCCTAGCGAATCCATACGAAGCCAGGGACGGAGCGATGGAAGTAGGGGAGAACTCAGTGGACCCAAAATACTCACCAGCATCGCCCCGCAAAGCGATCTGAAAAGCCATTCTGTCGACGATTCTGCGAAAGGTGTTAGACCAAACACAAGACCCGGTCTCTTGAGGCCTCCACCAAAGCTTTTTACCGAACACCCAAGGAGTCATTAAGGTCAAGTCCAAAGAACCTGAAGACCGGTTATTTGCTTCTTGGAACTTATTGAAGTTGTCAAGCAGGGTTTGTGGAATTGGAGCCTGCGAGCGAGCCATGTACCCCCGTGGATAATCAGCGAAGTATTTCTCTGTCGCTGCTTTTTCGATATCCAGGTTTTCGCGAATGGTTATGTTGGGGTTTCCCCAACCCATGGGACCTAGAGCATGATCGATATCGGACATAAGGATGTTCCTATCAGTAAAGGATTGTAGAAGTGAATAGGACGACGGATGGTCAAGGAGCTTCAAGACCAGCAGCGATGCAGTTCCAGTAATCTGACAAAATCGCTTTGTTGATTCCCAGCCATCTAGGAACAAGATCAGCGTGTATGTTTTCGAGCAGTTTAGAGTAGGGAGCGGTATCCCCTAGAGTGGACGTTCTAGCCGCTACTAGCTCCGCCGAGATGCTCGATATAGTGCCCTGAGGAGTCAAAAGGCGAACAGCGCAGCTTCGATAAACAGCTGCTACTTCTTTTTTCTTGGGGAGGCCTTTGGACCACTCTTTGACCTTACTTGCTAGCCCGTCAAACCCTTGAGGAAGAGGGTTTGCAGGCTCGGGAGAAGGTCCAGGACTTGGTTCTGGGTTTGGAGGAGGGGCTGGGGGTCCGAAGTCTAGGTTGAGGCGCTTTTTTTTGATACCCGGGTCGAAAGCAGTTATGACCACCCTGATCTTTCCATCGCCGGCGATAATGAAGCGTTTTAGTTTCGGAGAATCCCCGACCTGAATAACATCAGCATCGATGTTCGTAACGGGGTCATAGGCTTCCACATCGACGAACTTGGAATCGGTCGCTATTTCCAACACGACCGCCGCTCGGAACTTTGGTTGGGAAGCTTCGTCGATAATGAGAATGTCACCGACTGCTTGGACTCCTTTGAGCCCAGTGACCACTTGAATTTTACTGTCGACGACATCTAGCTGGGCTAGACAGGAACTTGACAAGAACGCTTGAGCTAACAAGCCCAAGACCAAACAAACGTTTTTCATAATAACCCCCGTTGAGTGGAAAGAACTGACAGACTGTCCACCAAGTATAGGGTCTTTTGAAAAAGAAATCCAATAAAAAAAACAGACCAAGGAATGCCCTGGTCTGTCTTGATTCTAGTCAAACTTGCTTTTCAGTTCATCAGATCATCGACATCTAAGTCGCTTGATTCGCTGTGAAGATCCTACTAGCAAGGAGCGCACCGGAGTGCACGACCGTCCTGAGTAAAAACGCCGACGGACTGTCGCTTCAGCGGGGACCTCCTCTATCAGCATCGGATCACCATGCGATAAGAGGTTCGATTCCAAAGGAGCGGGTTCCATCGGAACGGCCGGCGATTCGAAAGATACGAGACTTTGAACCTCGTTGTTCGACCGAAAACACAGACCTGTCAAAGGATTGCACTGTTGGCAGCAGCCGGTGAGGCTCATCACCAAGACAATCACAAGCATGCTCGCCAAAGTGAACGCAAATCTTTTCATGACTTATACTCCGTCAAATAGACTTAGAACAAACAAACGAAACTACCCGGTTGTGGGTTGACTACTTCTTGCGGCGGGATTGAATCCACTCCAACGCCATCTTCCCAAATTGAAGCAGCATCATTAGGGTCGCGGGGTCGATGGCTTTCGTCGGGTCCTGCTGAGCGGCGAAGGTAAGAGTCTGTTCCATCGTGAAGTAGTCGTTCAATTTCTGAGCGACCAGTTCAAGAGTAGGCTCTTGACCGTCCAAAGCAACGAGGATCGAGCTTGGGAGAAGTTCCGGTGGGTCATCACCAAACAAAGCGATAGCGCATCCCGCTACCCACAGCACTTTTTGAGCCACTTCCATCGACATGCGACCAGCGATGATGTCACTCGTCACCGAGACGATACACCCAGTCTGCAAAACCTTTTCGAACTTAACTTCGCAAGACATACTTGCTTCTCCTTAAAAAACAAACAAACAAACCATCTAGGATAGGACCATCCTATCCAGGAATACGTTATTTAACACCGTCGACTATTCTTCAGACCCTTCAAGGGTGGTCCCAAAAGGCGTCATCCCGTTGATCCACCGAGTCTAAGTCCAAAGCATTGACAAACCAATCTCCAACCCATCCCAAAATACGAAGAGTCAGGAAGACAATCAGTGGACCCGCCACGAATCCCAAACCAAACCACATCCACCAAGTCATATCACTGCGCCTTTCGGAACTTTAGGAACTTTCGGCGGAGCGCTGACCCATATCGGATCGAATTGAAGGCGCTTCAGCCATAGGAAAAACGACCAAGGGTCTGAAAGAATATCGGTGCCTGTAGACTCAACAGTCCCGAAGATGCCGAAGTATCGTTGCTCGGTCTTCAGCTTATCGACAATGCTGGATGCTAGGACCCCGTCGACATCGCTGCTGAATAATGAGCCGGAAGTGGTGTCCAGCCTCAAAGTGACCGATTCGTTGAAAACGCTAATCTTGGCTATCATCGGGAAGTGCCCCCTAAACTTAGAACGAACCATGCTTCGTTGATTGAGCGATGACAAACCGCTCCCCCATAGTATCGGCATGATCAAATAGCTGATGCGAAACCCGACCATTGCAGGGCTCCAGAGAACCACCACGAGCCTTCTTTTTCTTGGTCCTTCTTTGGTAGGGTCTTCCTGAGCTTAGCAGCGTCCCTGCGGACATTGGGATTCGACTTGGACCAGTTCCTGAAATGCCCTAGGGTGAAGTGATGGTCGCGGCATAGGGTGATGAGGTTTCCCATAGCGAGTTCGAGATCCGGCCGTTCATGAAAGGGGATGACATGGTGGACGTTCAAGGACTCGGTCGACCCACAAGCCTCGCATACTGGATGAAGCTTGACGAAGTGATTGCGGACTGCCGGCCACTTAGAACTCCGGTCGGCTCCGAATGGGATGTCGTGCACTTCTTCAGCGACTTCCATGTCGGGTTTGATGGATTCGGCCTGTGGTCCTGTTCGAATGAAAAGGAACAAAAACAGTAGGACTGCTAAAAGCACCCCAACTACCCACATCAATCGCGCTCGCATTCTAATCTCCTTGAGCTAGTAACCCACCAGTAGTCCAACAATAAAATGCCGATAGTCTTCGTCATCCTCAGTGACGTTCTTATGCCTTTCATGGAACACCGACTCTACTCCCATAGTGAGGATCTCGTGATGGGTGCTGTCACCATAATCTTTTCCTGAGTAATGCTCAACAAAGTTATCCTTGTAGCCCATCTCGTCCCTACCATAGTAGATAGCCGTTAGCATACCATCCTTTGGGTCCTTGGAACTCTTAGCCCGCTCTCTCTTGAAATCACTTTGAAGCAGTCCTAAAGAGATACGCGTCCTGCGATCTCCCGAATTCGTCGCACGAGAACCCAACTCCATCGAATGAGTTAGTTCATGCAAAGCAACCGCGTTAATACGGTCTACGTCTTTAGCGTCCTTAGAACTGAATCTTCCTGAAAGACCAATGGTGGTGCTGTTGAAGTACCCACGCTCCACTGTTTTTATAATGGATGTGTGACCCGAGTCTTTGGTGTCCGCCAACCAATCCTTTGGTAGATTTTCTAGCTGTTTTACTACAGCAAGATGAGCTTTTTCATCATCCTTGCCTTTCCCTTTGAGCAATCGATTTTCGTACCCAACTCCAGAGTCCCCAAAGTCTCGCAAACTTTTAATAATCTCCAACCGCTCCTTTCGACCATCACTTGGTTTGGCAGCCTTTATGTCCTCTATCTGCTTTGTAAGATGGTGCGATTTTGGGAATGTTTTTGCGTGGGCAGCCACGGCGTCAATAGCTTCTTTGTGGGCATCTTTTTGAGCTTGAGTAGCACTTAGTCGCCTAGCTATGTTACCTAGTCTGAACTCTTCAGCCCGTAAGTCGGCGTCTTTATGACTCCACTTTACCTGCTGCTCCTCTATGTCTTGAACTTGTTTTCGAAGATCTGCGAGTTTGGAAAGGTGTGGAAGTCTCTTGTTAAGCTCACCCTCCACTAATCTTCCGATCTGTCTAGCCTGTTCTATATCTTTGATTGGCTTCCCATCCAAGACTTCCCATACGCTTTTGTGGAGGCCGGTAACTTTTCCAGTGAAGGTGATGTGCTTAGGGGGCTTTGTCTTTTTAGAACCCTTCTCTTTAGGGGGAGCGGTGGTGGTCGCTAGGGGCTTAGTGGTCAAAGAAGGCGGAAGAGTGTTGGTGGGTGGAAGTCCTTTCCTTACACGAAGGTACGCTAGTTGCTGGTCTGTGAGCTGTACGGGATTTCCCACTCCGCGCTTACCATCCCCCAACTGTTTCTTGATAGTCCCGTCGGCCACTTCAATCCCTTGACTGATCAAAAAGTCTTTCGCCTCTTTGAAACTGTATCCCTCTTTTGCTAATTGACGAATTAACCCTGTCTTGGAAACGTTGTCAAACTTTGGGATGATGGACAGGTCAGGGTTGGGAGTGGTCGTGACCTTGAGGACGATGACTGGAGCAGAAGTGGTGGTTGGTCTTGGGGTTGTCCAAGGAATCATTGTCGTAGTGGGAGCGACCGTGGTCAAAGATGGAGTGGTCGTCGGAATAGGAGTCGTCCAAGGAGCCATCGTGGTTGTCGGTCGGGAGGTAGTGGTTGTCGTGGTGGTCGTAGTCGTGACCACGACAATCGGCTTGAGCCTCTCCCCCCTAAGGATGTTCTGCTGTTCGATAGTCAGCTTTGAGCCTTCCTGTCCCTTCTTGGCTCTGCTTATCTGAGTTCGTATAGTCCCCTCTGCCACTTCGACTCCACGCTGCTCCAAGACCCTGCGGATTTCTTCAAAGGTCCATCCGTCTTGCTGCATCCACCGAATGATGGAGGTGGGCTGCTCATTGAACAGGCTAGGGGCCGGCGCGAATAGGGTCTGCGGCCCTTTGGAAGCGCTTGGAGACAGGTCGGCGCCTTTCCATGTGGACCGCGCCCTAGCCTCTTCTAACGAAAGCCTAGGGCGTTCCAGGCCGACCGATTTGCTTAGTTGCTTTTTAGTCTTGGCCAGCATCTTCAGTTGCTTGTCGGACGGATCGAGATTGGGCACCCAGGCGCATCGGCAATTGGGGTGCCGAGGGATGAGTCCCCTAGCTTCGTCGATGGTATAGACCGACTTGTTCAATGCGGCGCAGGTGGGACAGACCCTATCGTCCCCTGTGGTGAGCCATTCGGTCAAGACTCCCAACTCCTGCACTCCGATAGCTTCAAAACCATCTAGTTGGCCTTCTGCGTAGGCGTACGTCAACTCTGTCCTAGCGACCCGAAGAGCTGAGCGCTTCTCCATCCCTACGTCACGAGTGAGGGTTCGAGCTATCTCCCTGGCTCCTAGCCCATCAGCGAAGCCTTGCGCCAGTGTTTCCGAAACTCTTCGTTCCATGGACTTGGTGACACTGACCAGTCCTGAGTAGGAGCGCTCGTATAGGTGTTTGATCTGAGCGACTGCTGCGTTGCTGCTGAAGGCTTCTTGAGCGAATTCGTCGGCGGTCATTCCGAGTTTAGAACCCATGTCTTTGTGGGTCTCAGAGTAGGTCCTATTGACAGCTGTCTTGTAGGCTGACTCGACGAACTCCCCGGTCCAAGGTTTGTCAGGATTGGAAGAGATCAAAATACCAGCATCCACCTGTTCTTTCAACCAAGCCTGGAACTTCTTGACCTTTTCTGGGTTCGTATCGAAAGACCATCTAGTATTGAGCGAAAGCGGATTAAAAGCAGGCTCGTCCGTGAGCCCGAATACGTTCTCCCCAATGATGAGTACCCGAATGGCCGAAGCGAGGGCATCGAAGCGCCTACTCATCTCCCCTACGAATCGGCGCCTTAGGCTGAACAAGCGAGTGGGGTCTATTCTCGCTGGGGAGAGTTTAGCCATAGAAAGTGCCTATTGTCCTTGCGGCTTGTTGTCTCGAACTCGAACGATTGGAAGCGACATAGCATATCTGCTTGGCCGATCCAGATTGTGATGTGTCAGGTGATTGATCCTGACAGACCATCCCCACCAAGTCTTAGGGGTGTAGTTGCAATGGCATGAAAAGTGGATGAACTCGTATATCGAAAGCATCGCGAGCACGGAGCAATGAGCTGTGTAGAGTCCAGGCAGAGTGAACGCGAAGATCACCGAGTTCAGGAAGTAGACCGCTATCACCCATGGTTCCGGCAACCCAGTATCGGTGCTTGGATGTTCATGATGACGGTCATGCGACTTACGAAAAGGAGTCCAAGTCCATTCGTGCAAGAACCATCTGTGGGCGGAGTATTCCAGCAGCGGCCAAGCTGCGATGATGCTCGCGGCGATTATCAAGTCCCTGGACCCAAAGACCCACAGTTGAGTCCTGGTCAGAATGGCCACTAAGGCCGACAATACTATCAAGCCTCCGCGGCTTTTCAAAAAACTCAGGATCAATGTCTTTGTGCTCATGACAGTCACCAGTCCATGTATTGGGAGGATGGGATAGGTTCGTGGAAATAATAACTAGCGATGACTCCGCAGGATACTACTCCAACAGTGTCTCCATTTAGATTTAGCCGCTTGATAAACCTCCAAGTCGGGTTCCATTCCCATGTTTCGACGGTGGGGTCTGGTGCGAGGATTTGTCCAGACAAAAGCTGGACGTTTTGGATGCGGATGTTTCCGTCTTGGTCTCTGTTCCAGGATGATTGGTAGGTCATTGACTGTTCTCCAAGAATTAGGGGTGGCGGTGATCGCGTTATGGACCGTCGATGCTTTGAACAATTTCATTGACTTCGTTCAAAGTGCTGCCGGCCATCACGGCAACATACTTAGAACCATCCTCTGCGTTCATAACTAGAACCACAGCACATTTGCCACCTTCTGTCGCTCTTTTTACGATATCGATGCGGTTGAAAACGAGCCTTCTTGCATCAACATCGTCTCGACTGTGGACTAGAGCGAGTGAAGGGTGTTCAAAAACATTCACTTTGATCGTGTTTGGGTCTGGGACATGCATTCTATTTTTCCTCAAGGGATAGGGCTTGACTCGGGCACTGTTTTACCTGCTGGATAATATCGGTTGCCGGCGCTCCGTCGAGTTGGACCCAAGGCCGAGCGTCTGGCTTGAACACTTGTGGAAGCCCTTGGTGACAGGCACCACAATGAACGCATAAGTCAGAGTCCCAAAGGACTACTATCCCCGGTTGGTCGTTGGTCGAATCAGCCTGTTTCTCGTATCGTCGTTTGGTCATTGGTTTACTCGTTTGATGGAGATGGAGTGCTAGTGGATCGAATCATTGGAGGCGAAGTGGTTCCAGGCTGGATGTTTGGAGCAGGGGTCGTGGTGGAAGCTATGGGGTTTCCGTTGGCATCCAGTAACTGGTCCTCTGGATCGTCCCCGATGAGGTTGTTGATATCGTTCTGCATGGATTGAAGGATTTTGTCTACCACCTCTTCCTCCCATCCCATCACTTCGACAAGATACATGCGAGGGTCTACAAGCCCTTCGACTCCACCCTGAATATACTTAGCCAGGGTGTTGGTGATGATCTCAGACAGGTCGGCCTTTTCCTTTTCAGTCGAGGAGTTCAGGTCGTCCCACTCGACATGGTAACTTTCGACAAAGGGTAGGATGCCAAGAACGATAAAGCGGTCGATGGTGGCCCGAATTAGGTGTGGAGTGCAATACTGCTTCCTCCTTCGGTTCAGCCGCTTGTTGAAAGCCTTGGCGTACTGCGCCGATGCCAAGACCGCCGACTCGCTTCCTTCAAGGATCTGTTTTGGGATCTTCTTTGCGATCGAGATCAAGCGCAGAATTGAGTCTACGTGCGGGGCTGGGTCGACGACTTGAGGGGACAGGGTCTTGGCGGTCACTCCAGTCAAAGCCAGATAGCGTTGCAGCCCTTCGGAGTACTTGGTGAACTCTTCCCTCATCTTCTCAGGGTCTATCGTGGCACCAGCCGCAATGAAGTCTGGGTCAACTTCAAAGCTCATCCCTGGAAACGCTCCGCGCCAAAACATCTCAGCCGATCCGCCCCCTACCTTTTTGAGATCGAGCAGGTGGTTGTAGACAGAGTGCATTCGGGATTGGTTATGTTCAGCCGCCAAGTGAATCACTCGGGTCCAATGGACTTGGACCTGTTGACCAGTCTGCTGATTGTCTTGACTGTTCTGCGAAGTCTGAGGAAACGGATTCAAGGTCACCGAGTAGAGAATGGGTCGGCCATAGCGCGGGTTGGTCTTGTCCTGTTCCCAAGTGGAGACCTGGACATGCATCTCCGAAAAGACTTTGAGGTAGAGCAGGTTATGACTGCCCACTGGTTTCAGGGTCTTTCCTTCGCTTTCCAGTCCTTCGATGGGATCACTCAATTCCTTACCATCGTCGATGCCGATCAGCATGATACCGAAACAGCCGATTCCAGAGTAGACGTCTAGTTCCTCCAATGTAGACCACAGCTGAAACTCGTCGTCAAGCTCGTCAAGGGCTTCGTCCCAAGGCGTTTCGTCTGGTCCTTCCTTCTCATAGACTTCAGGGTCTGTCGTCCAGCACTCCTCCGAGTAGGAAGAGACCACCCGTTGAGCGACTCCGTTTCGAAGCCACATGTAGCGGAAGTCGTTGATGTTCAGAGTCTCAGGGTATTTGCATTCGGCATCAATCGTGATTGCTCGCGAGCGTGAAGGGTCTAGTTCTTTGGCTAGAGCCGCTCTTCCTGACAGATACGAATTGAACACCAGAGTCATCAGTGCTTTGTTCTCGTGGGCTACTTGATTGACTGTCGGCGGTGGTGGAACGTAAGGCTTTGACATTTGAATGGACTTTCTAAAAGGTTGGGTTCGATCGACCGTAGTTTAATGGATGGGAGGGAATACGTCAAAGGGCTCCTATCATCAGCCGGCGCAAGCATTCTCTAAAGGCTCCAGAGGCGGCGTCGGTGATGTCTTTGTATTTTGAAGCAGGGAAGTACTTCAGCTCTTCCACCAATTCAGCAATGTAGTCTCCTGGCGCTAGGTAGACATTCCCTTCGTTGACTTGGACAGAAAAGACGTCGGCCCTGTGGACCTTATCACCAGTGGGACGTTCGGCCCTGATCTTAAAGCCGGCGAGATTGGTGATCGTGTAACTAGCCATATCCTTGCCGGAAGAACCCGGTTCTTGTTCGACTACCACATACACATGAACCCCGTCATTCTGCGCTGTCTGCTTTATGATGGCTTCCCGTTCATTCGATGACTTGCGAAACCGTTCCATTCCAAGTACCCAAAACCGGCGCTCAGGTCCAGTCCCGATCACCCCCATCTTGAGACCTACGGTATAACATCCCTCATCATCACTTCCAGCCTTGTCCCAATAGCGAACAATCTTAGTAAAGCCTGTCAATGGGGGAGCGACTACCTTGAACTTGGAGACATCGAACATCCTACCACCGGGAGGGATAGGGGATTGTCTATACTGACCAGCATATCCACCGGCTCCTAGGACGGCTTCCTGTTCCTTCAGAACGGTTCTAGGAAGTCTTACTGGGTCCAAAAGACCTCCATTCTGTTTGTAGAATTTCTTTGCTTCTGCAGGGCTGACAAGATCTGAGTCTTCCGCCGGCAAGCATATGTGTCTGATCCTCAAACCCTTCTCTTTGGCCATCTTCAGCATGTGGCCTGTGGGATCGTCTTGGGATAGTCTTTGCATGACCATCACGAAGGTAGACACTTCCTTGTCCACTTTCCGCTGCATCAATCCGCCGACCATCCAGTCCCCCACCGTCTTGATATCTGCGGCGGATACAGCAGCCATGGGATCGATTAAGTCGTCGGCTATCAAGAGGTGTCCGTGGAATCCAATGATAGTGGACCCAGTGGAGGTGGCGACTCGAAAACCTCCCTTCGAATTGATGAAGTAGCCTTTTGCGTTTTGGTCATCGGCTAAGGCTATTTCAGGAAAGTATGTTTTGAAGCGATCGGAGTTCAAAACAAGTCGGCTTAGTCGGGAGAGGTTCAGGCTCAAGGTCTGGGTATACGAAGCGCAGATGCTTCTTGCAGATTGCTTTCGCAGCCATATCCAGATCGGGAACATTACCGACACTATGGTCGACTTGGAGGTCCCTGGTGGGACGTTGATGACTAGGTCGTATTCCTTTGGTTTATTGGCGATTATCCGTTCGGCGATTAGCTGAAGTTCATCACAAATGAATTCCATGTGCCAGTTCCAAACTGGCTTGTCTTCGATGATGGTAGACCAGAATTCTTGGACGAAAAAGTAGAAGTCATCACGACAGCAATCGGCAGCGATGTCTATCTCGTCTAGTCCAAACTCTAGGTCGTCGTCAGCCCTTAGATTGCGAAGCATGTCCATTTACAGAACCTTTCCTTCGATGGTCTTTTGTTTGTTTTCCCGAAGTCTTTCAAGGAGAAGTCTGCGGGTTTCCAGTGGGAGGTTCAGATCCCTGATCTTGACGACGTGTTCGTGTTCGATGGTTCCAGACACCACGACCTCTTGCTTGTCGTTGTAGCGATCTCGGTTCGCTGTCTTGTTGGCAAAGATGACCGCAGATGGGTCTCCCCTTCGGACTAGCTTGATAAGAGCATGTTCAAAAAAGTTCTTCTTGTGCCAGTGGATGTCGTCCAACAGTTCACCAAAGGTAGGGTCTTTTTTGATCCAAAGTTTTATGGTGCTTTGGTTCATGGCCAACTTCTTGCAGGCCAAGTTCATGTCGAAGTGGCTGCTCGTCAGAGCATAGATAAAAAGATGCTGGCGAGCCCGTAGACCTTGACGTTTCATAAGGGCTTCCACCCGCTCCACCGAGTTCTCGTCATCGAAGCGCTCGATGTCTTCCCAAAGCGACCGAAGCTCTGGTGGCAGATGATTGAACACGTAGCTTTTGAAGTCCTCGGCAGCCTCTTCGTCGGAAGCGGAGCGCGCCATGTCCAGGGCTTCCACGATGGACGGTCGCTTGGACTTCCATCGCTTGAAGATGTCCCTGCTCACTCCGATAGCCTCGGCAATTTTCGAATCACTCAACCCCTGTTTTGCTAGGCGATAGATGGTCACCAGCATGATTTCTTTCCACATCATCGATAGGTCCTCCATGGCTCCATCTTGGGAGGGCAGGGGGTTTTCTGCGATGGTAGATATCTACCATCGGAAAAGGCGAAAAATTTATCCCTGCAAAATCATTGGGTTTTTCGCTATTCCAGGGGATTTTCTGCCTTTTTTTGAAGCCATCCCCCTTGAGTCAGCCGATACCATCCCCTAGGATATGGGGACCGATGGGAACCAACCCATCGCGAGTACCAACCTTTTTCCTGGAGCATCTGAGATGACAAGCGCAGCCAAAATGACCGCCGCCGAATGGAACCGAGTTCAAAAGGTTTCCGGCCGGACTCTGAAGCCTGGACAGATCGTCGTGTCCCCGATGGGGGTCAAAAAGACAATCGCTTCCGTCCAAGCAGCCCGCAAGGCCAACTTTCAAGTCATCGCCTACACCGATGGGTCGACCGGTGGTGGACATCGTGATAATGTCTACGAAGTCTTGTCCTAATCATCAACCAACCTTTTTCCTGGAGCATCGGCAATGTTTGCAAAAGACCTATCGACCGCTATGAAGCTTCTCACCCCGCATGGGGTAGATTCTTTCGAGTCCAATTCCGTTGGCCGCGGCCAGCATTATCTAACGGTCAAGTTCGTGGATGGTTCCCACTTGATGTTCAAACGCCTCAGCGAGGTCCAAAGCTGGATCGATGATCGAGCCCTAGACAACGCGGTTTTTTCAATCATCGCGCGTGTCAATCTTGGGATCGAGTCCTTGGATGTCCAGAACAGGGACTCGTTGGACTTCCACGAAGTCCATGTCTTGCAGATCAAAAAGGCTCTGCGAGATGCTTTCATTGCCGGCGTGCGCTCCGTCGAATCCACCAAGTAATTTTCTTTTTTTGGAGACAAGAATATGACAGACTCGAACCTAAACTCGTCCAATGGAATCGGCCAAGCGGCGATCGAATATCTGTGGACGAAAAGAAACTTTGGAGTCCCGTTGGCGACTTCCCGAATCATTGCGAACATTGGACTGCCAGAAAACAAGCGGTCGATGCTCCTGAAGGTCCTGCACCACCTCAAGGGGCTTGGAATCCTTGGAAGTCAGGGGACAGGGAACATCCGCTGGAGCATCTCCCCCGAATATCAAGAACGCGAGGATGGGCGAGAACAGGCCCAGGCTCAGTTTTGGGCCAACCCGATGACTGGGAGCAGGGGTTCGTCCTCCGGCGCTTCCTCCGGCGACTCAGGGCGCTTAGAAAAGGCGGTGACCGAGCTGCTAGGACAAGTCGTCGAGCTGAAGGCCAAGGTCAAAGAGCTCGAACAAAAAGGCTCCAGTCCAAGCGTCATCACCATCAAGAAGGCCAACCGTCCAGATATTGAGCTTGAGGAGACCCTACCGGCCAATTTCCAGGACATCGTGGACCTGGCTGCTTGTCGGAGAAACATCTTGATGGTCGGCCCGTCTGGATGCGGTAAGACGACGACCGCCAGTCTCCTTGCGAAAGCCCTAGGGCTGGACTTCGACATGCTCGCGCTCAGTGGGGGCACCAATGAGAGCCACCTGATGGGGAGGACGATTCCAAACATGCAGACTGGAGAATCCACCTACACGCGTTCTGGTTTCGTTCGATGCTTCAGCGAAGGAGGGGTGTTCCTTTGTGATGAGTTGGACGCTGCCGACCCGAACGTCATGTTGGTTCTGAACTCGGCGCTGGCCAATGGTTATTTTTCCATCCCCAACTACAACGAAGGACGGCCTGTCTATCAACACAAAGACTTCGTGATGGTGGCCGCCGCCAACACCTTCGGAAAAGGAGCCACCCGGGTCTACGCTGGACGGAATACCCTTGATGATGCGACGTTGGATAGGTTCCGCATCGGGACGATTGAGTGCGACTACGATGAACGGATTGAAGCAGCCGTTTGTCCAGACAGTGAGCTGCGTGGCCGTCTTCAGGGGATTCGAAAAAAGATTGAAGCGGCTGGACTAAGGCGAGTGATGTCCACCCGCTTTATCAAAGACGCTTACCTGATGTCGTCGCATGGTTGGGATTATTCCAAGATAGCGAACGTTTATTTTGCCGGTTGGTCCTCTGATGAAAGAGTAAAGGTGTCCTAATGAAGATGATCGTAGACCAGTTTAAGAAAATTTATCAGTTCGATTCAGTGGATGAGCAGATCAGACATGCCCTGGATACAGTCAAGAAGGTCAAGAAGGGCGGAGGGGACTTGAAGAACGAAGGGTTTTTCCGCTGCGGATCTTCCTTGATGCGGACAGATCTGACGTGCTGGAGTGACCTAGAAAAGGCTCTTACTACTCCTTGGTCGCAGGGTATTTCTATCATTGAAGAACTAAGACGAAAGATCCCCGACCAGTCTTCCGATTTCAGCAGCCGCCGTCGTCGCAGGAGCACGTCTGAGATTGATGGAGAGGTGGATTTCGACCGATGGATGGCCGGACGTAGCGACTTTTTTGATCTTCCGGTGAGCATCAAAGTTCAAGAAGGGAGCAGGTTCGTGAGTCTCGCGTTCGCTAATGGGATGTCGTGTAATATCACCGGTGCCTCAGCTTTCATTCAAGCAGCGTCCATCGTAGCAGCTGTGGACAAATTGGAAGAGCAGGGAGTCCAGGTGGAACTTAGCATGTACTCAATTGGCGATGGGGTCTACAAAAAAGGACCGAGGAGTCGGATCGTGACCACAATCCTGAAGAGATCAGGCGAGCCAGTGAATGTCGAAAGCCTGGCCTCCGCTGTAAGTCCTTGGTACTTTCGTCTTGTGGGACTGACAAATCAGATTGCCGACACTTTGGAATTTCCAGTTGACTCTGGCATGGGATGGCCGTCGTATGAGTTCTCTCGGATCAAGAATCTGTTTTCGGCGGACACTCAGGAAATCGTCCGTTCTTTCAATCTTGACGGGGCCATAAAAACATTTATGGACATCTCCTCGATGATTAGCAAGGAAGGAGACGCCGGCTATGGCTCATAAGAATGCGATTGAGGAGACCTTTAAGGATGTCCAAGGACTCTTGGTCAAAGCGGCGACCAAGATCCACCAGTCCTATGGAGGGGACCTGAATGAATACGTCAGTGACGCCTACTTCCTCTACCTTATCAACTTTGACAAGCATTCCAAGCTCAAGAAACCCTACGCTTTCCCTCTTTGGATCTATTTGAAAGTCCTGTATGGATTGGTGGACAAGAAAAGGACAGAACAAAAGCGTCAGGATAGGACAGGGATGATCGTCTACCATGCGTTGGACTATTCGGACCAATTCGTGACGCATGATTGGGTGGAGGAGCTTAGTGAGGAAGCGCGGGACGTCATCAATCTCATCCTGCGGTCAGACCGACCTAACCGTAGGACCGTTCGATGCGAACTAGTTCGCCTTGGATGGACGGATAAACAGATCAACGACTGTTTCTTGGAGGTTAGAGGAGCCATGCACTATGACGGAAGATGATCTCAAAGAACCAGGGGATGTTATCATTTGTCGCTATCTATCGGCAAGGCTGAAAGACGCTTACACGTCCGACAAACTTTCAGAATTTTTCAAAGAAGAGACTGTCGAATTCCAAAGCACTCCCCACGAATTGGGATGGACCATCTACTGGGTGTTCAAGGGCAATAGGATGGACTATGTGGTCGTCAATACGCAGAAGAGTTCACAATGGACTGAAAGTACATGGGAGATTTGGGCCGATGAGGTAGTTCGCAATTGGATTGACGCCTATTGGAGGCCAATGGTCGACACCGTCGATCTTGATAGCGTGGAAGTGGTCGAGGTTTCTGAACAAGTCGAAAAGAAGTGGGTTCCAGTGCGGGACCGTCCAGTCCCGATAGGGATCAATGTGGACTTCCAGAAAATTGAAAATTCCATCCGAGCGTTTCAAGAGCTTGGAAGAGTATTAGCGATGAAGGGACAAGGAGCCCCTAGGGTCATCATCGACTACCCGAAAGAAGGGAACCCAAAGTTTCGACTAGACTCTAGGATCCCTGTGGATATGGTTGGGAAGG